TGCTACGCCTGTGACAGGCACGTTGGCTTTGGCTAGAACTGTTTCGTTACCGATGAACCCATTGGCTGCTATGCCTGTGACGGATACTCGGGCTTTAGCTAAGACTGCTTCATTACCAACGAACCCATTGGCTGCTACGCCTGTGACTAGGTAACCAAACTTAATCGTAACTGCGCCAATGAAGCCACCGGCTGCTACGCCTGTTAAAGTAGTTCTGGCTTTGGCCGATACCGTAGATGTACCGACGAACCCGTTGGCTGCTACGCCTGTTACTCGGTAGCTGAACCTAAACGCAACTGTGCCAATAAACCCATTGGCTGCTACGCCTGTGGCGGATACGCTTACAGATACATTAGGTAGAGTACTAAACGGTGTAGTAGAGAGGGGAGTAAAGCCAAACATACTATAGCTCCCTCCCTAAGCTGCGGTTAGGTAAATACCATACAGGGTGGTAAATTACCCGTTAGTTGCGCTGCCGATTGCGTTACGCATCGTCATGCCGAGGATAGCCGTAATAGCTATCTGACTTGCTTCTATAGCAGAGGCATCACCAACAAGAAAGCTGGCAATAGCGCCAATGACGCCAAGGGCACCGACGATATAAGTCTTTTTACCTTTAAACTTACCCATAATCATTCTCCCGTTTCTTTAAGCCATGCCGCCACATCAAATGATGGGCAGGCTTTTCTAGTACCGGGCCAGTCGCGGTGACCGCGAATGATAATGCCCGGATAGCGTCCCTTATACGTCCTAATGAGTGTAAGGAGCGACTTCTTTTGTGCATCTGTACGGGTATCTTTAGGTTGTTTCATACCCTTATCCATACCACCAATGTAGCAGATGCCAATGTTGCCTGTGTTTGCGTTGCCTACATGCGCACCTTTTTGGTCATCGCGCAGCGTACGGTGCATAGAGCCATCAACCTCAATAACCCAGTGGTAGCTAGTCTGGCCGAACTTAGCCTTGTCCCACTCTGTAACCTGCTCATGCGTAACATGACGCCCTTCTGGCGTAGCCGCGCAGTGGATCGTGAGATATTTGACAGGACCTAGTTTTGCCATCACTCAGCAGCTTGTGGCTCAACCCAATCTGGGTTCAGCGCCCAATCAGTACCGTCGAAGGTATACTTGTTACCAACCCAATCGTCGGGGGCAGTAATACCTTCGTATATGGTTGCAGTGCTGGCGTTAAGGTCAGCGATTATGAACTCAGCCGGATCGCCAACGACGATGGTGTCCTCATTCAATACAACGACTTCTGTATCATCGAGCAGATACTTAGAGAGGTTAGTAGAATTTTCAACGATGGTTTGCATGGGCTTATCCTTTTACAATAATCTTGCTTGCTGCAACAGCTGTGCCAGCAAACACGGATGGGCTATCCGCCGTCAAGCCTAGCGCTCCGGTAGTTTGTACGAAATAAGACTGTCCCGGTGTGAGGCCAGTCTGCGCATCATCGACAGCGCCCACTACTTGGACAGTAGCCGTTTGGCCGTTCGTATAGGCACCGTTACTGAAGCCGATAAAGTTTTCAGCGGTGAGGTTGGTGCCCTTGACTGTTCCGACGATAGCAGTACCAAAGCTGGAGTTGCCGGCGTCTTGATAAGCTATGACTACTTTTTGAGAAACGCTGTCGTAAGTGGCGGAAATGTATGGGGTAGTTGCGCTCTCAAACACAACCACAGTACCAAAACTGATGCTGGTGCCACTGACTGTTCCGACGATAGCAGTACCAAAGCTGGAATTGCCAACGTCTTGATAAGCGATGACTACTCGTTGACTAAAGCTGTCGTAGGTGGCGGAAATGTATGCGGTACTTGCGCTCTCAAACACAACCGCAGTACCAAAACTGATGCTGGTGCCACTGACTGTTCCGACGATAGCAGTACCGTAGTTGGAGTTGGCTACGTCCCGATAAGCGATGACTACTCTCTGAGCGTTGCTGTCGTAGGTAGCGGAAATGTATGCGGTACTTGCGCTCTCAAACACAGTAGCAGTACCGAAACTGATGCTGGTGCCACTGACTGTTCCGACGATAGCCGTACCAAAGCTGGAGTTGCCAACGTCTTGATAAGCGATAACTACTTTTTGAGAAACGCTGTCGTAGGTAGCGGAAATGTCAAGGGTGGCCGCGCTCTCAAACACAGTCGCAGTACCGAAACTGATGCTGGTGCCACTGACTGTTCCGACGATAGCAGTACCAAAGGCGCTGTTGCCGTTGTCCCGATAAGCGATAACTACTTTTTGAGAAACGCTGTGGTATGTGGCGGAACTGTAGAAAGTGGCCGCGCTCCTAAACACAACCGCAGTACCAAAACTGATGCTGGTGCCACTGACTGTTCCGACGATAGCAGTACCGTAGTTGGAGTTGCCGGAGTCTTGATAAGCAATAACTACTCTCTGAGCGTTGCTGTCGTAAGTGGCGGAAATGTCAATGGTGGCCGCGCTTTCGAACACAACCGCAGTACCAAAACTGATGCTGGTGCCGCTCACCGTACCAACGATAGCAGTACCGTAGTTGGAGTTGGCTACGTCCCGATAAGCTATGACTACTTTTTGAGAAACGCTGTCGTAAGTGGCGGAAATGTATGTGGTATTTGCGCTCTCAAACACAGTCGCAGTACCGAAGGTCGGGCTTGAAAAAACGACTATGCCTGCCACGCTCACTGTTCCGTCAGTATTAACGATAACCGTTGAGCCGTCTGCCAGCGTTCCAGAAGCGACAGCTTGAAACGCGGGGCCGCCTGCTGCACTCGTCCATGCCGTGCCATTGCTAGTAAGGACGTTACCTGCTGTGCCGGGTGAAGTTAACCCAGTGCCGCCATTAGCGGCAGGCAGTGTGCCGTAGCCATCCGAAATAGCCTTACCAGCAGGATAGGTTACAAAGACATCCTTGGTACCTGCGGAGAAGGTAACCTTGGTCGTACCACCTGCACTTGATGCGAGCACCGTATCGCGGGATAGTGTTGTACCCGAAGCCGTGTAAGTGCCGATACCAACTTCCCACTCCGAACCTGCCGTAATAGTATAATACGTAGTATTGCCGTTACCGATAGCCGTGCCAAACGAAACATACCCGATAGGGGCCGTACCACTAAGCGTGATCGTGCCCGTACCAGTTGTCGTAGTTGTGTCCTTGACACGGTCTGCGAGAATAAGTGGCATTACATAGGGTTCCGTAGTTTATATTATGGCTGGCTATCGGCTACGCTACTAATGTTATTAAGCTTGACCAATACGAATAATTGCGTTCGCAGCATCAAATGCTGGGAAAACGATGGTGAAATCGCCTGCCGTCGAAGTCTTATCCGAACCAAAGTCCAGTACACATACCGCAGCGTTCGTCAGCGTGGTGTTCGCGTTCGAGTTAGCAGACGGCGTGGTATTATAAATAAGAGCGCCGCGAGCCGTAACGGTCGCATTGGTGAACGTAAGGTCGGTAAAGTCAGTGAAACCCGTACCATTGGTAGTCGTTGAGTTAGTTGTACCGACACCGGTACGCGTCAGCGTGCCGCCACCAGCCGTGTAGTTTGTGCCGGTCACTTCGTTGGTAGCCGAATAAGCCGTCGTGTTTGCATCAATCGTAGCTGAAGAAGTGTACATGGCTAACTTGAAAGTGTCGCCACCTGTTACACGAAAGTCGTGTACGGCGAGCATAAGTTCAGCTTTGAAACTAGTGCACATTGCTTGGGTAATTGGCATGTTAAGGCCTCCTTATATATCGAGTATGGCGGTTAGCTCTGGATGCCCCGCCTGTTTAAATTTACTTACCAGAGTTACATTATGAGACCGAATTGCTTCGTGCATATAAAACACAATTACTTCCCGTATATTTTCTCGGAAAGCTTCGGCCTGATCGCGGATAGCTGGGTGTGTCTGACTACCTACGTACATGATCTTGTCTAATGCGCGGTCAGCAATTTCTTCAGGCGTAAACCCACGGTTATCCGAGGTCATTACCATAACGTTTCCGATATTACCTGCTGCTAAATCAAACATCTATACTACCTCACTGGGTACCGTACTTGCGGAGTCCGATACATATCTTGACGGTTCTTGCCTTCGCCCAGTTGCTTCAGCATACCCATCGCTTCGTTGTAGCGCTTTTGGTATTCAGCAATAACGTCAGCTTCGCCTTTCATGAACGTATACGCTTCTAATAGCGCGCCGTAAAGTAAAACGCTCTCAAAGTTATCACCTAACCACGTCGAACCTGCAACCGTAATCGACGGCGGGTAGTAGAAATAGTGAAGTTCTGCGCCGTAATTTTGGTCTGGGGTAGGTCCAAGGATGAAGGAGTTCACATCAAAGAAAGCGTAGTGAGTTGGCGGTCCCGTCACATTTGGATTAGGGAAGGACGAACGAATAAAGCTCACATCTTTATTCAGCAGGAACTCGTACGACCCAGTATTTGCGTCAATCAACGCGATTGAAAACGTAGCAAGCCAATCCGAAGGAACAGAAAGATATTTGTTGTTGGCGGTCACGCTGCCGGTGACGTTCTTCCGTAAGTCCAGAAGTTGGACTGAGTTGAAGATGCGCTCTTCGGCGTTAACGATGAAAATATCAATTTGCTCAGTCGAAGTGAGTCCACCCGACCCTACCGTATCCGGAAAGTCGTTTTCGGTGTAACCCTTAATTGCTTCGACGAGTTCAGCGTAATTCATTAGCCAAGCTTCTTGCTGCTGTGTGTACCCTTGGTAGCCGCACCCGTACCGCGAGTCTTCACAGTCTGAGTGTTAGCTACGTTGTTAGGATAGCCTGAGTTGTTCTTCACAATAGGCACCGTTTTTGGTTTATAGTCCATATTATTTACCCCGCGAAGATGACTTCTGATTGGCGATCTTGGCTAGGTTACGGCCCATTGCACCCATCTGTGCGTTGGTCTTGCCGCCCTTGGCCATCTTAGTCAGAGGCTTACCCTTGTGCATTGCGCGCTCGTGCTTGTGCACGGCCTTCGCTGCGGTAGCCTTATCCTGCTTCATGTCTTTCTTATCCATCACTAATTCTCCGTCTCGACTGTTACGGTCCCTATTTGACCAACACCTAATAGCGTATTTGGAAGACCAAATAAACCCAAAGGATTATTTAACCCTACAGGGGCCCAACCCCACTGAATTATGCGGCTACCATCGGTTGGGTTATTGTCCACGTTCAGGCCCGCTTGTCCATAGCTATTGTCTGGGCGTGGGTCGCGCAGCGCTTGTGGGTCATCCACGGGGTACATACCCAACTGAAGCTGGGGCTGATCTGGTTCCCAGCAAGTGGGGCACACGAGAATGTTGATGTTCTTGGTCTTAATGACAAGCCGCTTAAGCTCCTTAAGCTTGTAGCGGAAGTTACAGCGGTCACACTGGGCGATTGCCCACTTACCAGAGGCGAACCGATTAGGCACGTATCACCGGAAATACTGACGAGGTGCGATGCGCAAAGGCGCTTTCTCACGGTCCTCATCAGCAGCCTGCTGCCAGAGTTCTTCATACTGCATCTTCAGCCCCGCAGAACGCTCAAGCGCGCCGGGAACCTTTAGGGATAGGTGATACGCGAGACCAGCCACCAGACAAGGGAGGAACCTAAACGGTATATCTTGCGTAGTAACACCTTCACCAGCATCCTGTAAGCGGCGCAAGCGCCAGTAAACAAATGTATAATAGCTGTTCTGGTCAGGCGCAGGCCACACGTTGATGCTCGGGTACTGGATACCGGAGGGGTTTTGCGCACCAGATTGGCGGTTAATCCACACTTGGATAGGCCGACCCTGCGCGTTCTTATTTGGAATAGTCGAGTATGTGTCGATACTGATACGGTTAATAGTGATATCAGTCTGCTGCTGCCCAGTCTGGGTGCGCACGACATGCTCAAGTAGGTCTATGGTATCTACCGGCAGGTCATAGACGATCTGTCCCTGCACCATGGGGATCGAACCCTGCTCAATGGTCCACAAGTTAATGCCACGGTTAGCCCACTCAATAGTGAGCAGGTTCAAACTGCGGCGTGCAGTGCGTAAGTCATAACCCGTGCGAAGCTCAGCCCCACAACGCTCAAAAGCCTCTTCGACTAGGTCGTTGAGGTTGAGGTTAAATGTGGTGGTGCCAGAGGTAGTCATCGGTACTTAGCTGCCTTCTTTGCTATGGCCTTTGGCTGCTTAACGAACTGTTTGCCCGCCTTAATGCCTGCGCGTTTCGCCTTGCTTGTAGCAGAGTATTCCTGCGAACTCAAAGCCTCACGTGCTTTCTTAGGTAAGTAGCGCTCACCCGTAGCTTTCGGCCCTTGAGTAGACGGCTTGCCTGACTTGGTTCCCCAGTCTTCCTTACCCCATTTGGACAAAGATTTCTGCGCTTCTGTCTTCGGGCCGCTGTAGCTGCCGCCGGACTTCTTGTACCGCTGCGTAGCAAGCTGGGCTTTGCGTGCGGACCATTGACCTGCGTTTCCACCTTTGTCGCCAGCTTTTACACTAGCGACAATGCGTTTCCATTTAGGTTCGTCCGACCGAGCCATGATTAAAACCTCATCATGCTCATATTACGCATGGCTTGCATACGTGGGTCTTCTTGGCCGACCTGCTGAGAATAGGGGTTAGGCGCTGGGGGTTGAGTCATCATTTGCGGCTGCATTGGATCACTGACGGGGCCACCTGAAATCCTAGGTTGCGTCGGGTCGAAACCAAAGTCGGACCCGCGCCCACCAGAGACTTGCGGTTGGGGCTGGGGTTGGGGCTGGGGTTGGGGCTGCTGCGGAGCCGGAGGGAAAGTCATAGGTTGTTGTTGTTGTCGCTGCCGCGCTGACAATATGCGTTGCCGAAGCATATCGAAGCCGCCGAAACGCTGCTGGGGCATACCAAACCCACCACCAAAGCCGTTAAATCCGCCGAAGCCGCCGAAGCCCTGCTGTTGCTGAGGCATACCGAAACCACCGAAACCGCCGAAGCCCTGCTGTTGCTGAGGCATACCGAAGCCACCGCCAAAACCACCGAAGCCCTGCTGTTGCTGACCACCGAAGCCACCGCCAAAACCACCGAAGCCCTGCTGTTGCTGACCACCGAAGCCGCCCTGTTGATTGCCAAAATTACCTGCAGGAATCATATCACTTACCTTTATTGAAGCCCTTTAGCAACTGCGCAAACCGTGCACGTTGGCCTAACTTACCGGGAGCCTTAGCGGCCTTAGCAAGCTTACCGGCTGGGATTTTCTGCCCTTTCTTGGTGCCTAAAGCCGAGCGCAATGCACCGGGCTTCTTAATGGCCTTCGAAATATCGAGCTTCGCCTCGCCGCCTTTAGCATACATAGTCACTTCGTCGGGGTTATCCTTACGACGAATTGTCTTCGCCCCCGGCATTTTAGAAGGGTTTATAGCCCCCATACCCCGACAAGCGCGCATTAGCAGGAGCCGCCGTTTTTCATCTTGACCATCGAAGTCTTGGTCTTGCCTTTGACAGCACAACCGTCGATGGAGCCGCCCTTGGCGAACTTCATCATTGCACGACCCTTAGTGTCGGCTGACTTCTTCTTCATAGCAGCGCCGAACTTAGTTGCCTTACCGCCTTTCGCCATACCCGGCTTAGCATTGCGCTTTGCCAGTTCCTTAAGAAACTCTTTACGCTCTGGGGTCAACGGCACGGTGTTTGCACCACCCGTAATCGGCTCTTTTGGTTTTTTCTTCGGCGGCATTGGTTGCGAAGATGCCGAACCACCTTTAGCGTATTTCATAATTTTGCCTCCTTTGGCTTTACCGTATTTAGCTTCCTGTGACTTTCTGTAGGCGTCAGATGTTTTGAATATGTCGCCTAAAGAGCCGCTACGTGACGTAGAACCCTTTGGTGCCATCAACGCCGATGAAGCGGCAGGTGCGCGTGACTTTCCGAGGTTAGCAGCTCCATAGCTGTTTTTACCGGTTTTCAAGTCGTCGAAAGCCTTCCTGTCCATCCTAGTAACAGGCTCTTTTTCAGCTGCTGCTGCTATTTTACGACGGTTTTGCTGCTGCTTACGGAAATCGGCGCGCCCTGCTTCCAGCCGTGCCCGAGTGCTAGACATAGACGGGTTGTCGATATTTGGTTTCTGTACAGGCTTCTGTACGGGCTTCTGTACAGGCTTCTTAGCAGCGGTAGCGAGGTCCGACTTAGGCGCAGTTAACGCACCTAGGGTGTCTGTGACTTTCCCTGTAGGCCCAGCGGTATCTTTAGTTACCGACTGTGGTGCGCCGTACTTGCGGGTCTTTGTGAGGTTGCTTTCTGCGGTACGCTCTGCGGCGCGAGTAGCTGTACGATCAGCACCTGTGCGCTTGGCAAGATCATCCTTGGCGTCAGCAATGCGCTGCTGGCGCTTTGCATCAGCTACTTCAGCAGCCTTACCCGTCTTACGCTTCATAGCATTTGCGTAGTCTTTTTCGATATCTGCCATACGACGGTCGTAACGACCTTGTGCGCCACCGGCTGAGAACTTTTTCATCGTACGTGCCATAATTATACCTTTCTCATCTCATCAACCTTGGCCTCAAGGCGCTCGAAGGCCCGGTCAAACCGATCCCCTAGCTTATCAACCAATGTGTTCATCTCCGCACGGGTCACATGTTCCCGAGCCATTTCTTCCCGTGTCTTGTTAAGCAGTATACTTATACGGGTGAGGTCGTCGAACTTACCTTTAAACAGGAAGCCCATGATGCCCACCACTGCGCTCAGTATGATGTTCCAGATCATCATTTCCATGTCAGCACTTCCAAGCACGGAGGGATTTGTTGATACGGCTGTTAGGATCATTAGCGGTCTTCTTCGATGTGAGTTTCTTCTTCATTCCCGACATCCGTGCGCAGAATGACTTCTTGCGCGGACCACCTTCAGGCTGCGGAGCCTTCAACCCGGGCTTACCCGGATTAGCCTTATTGTAAGACGCACGACCCTTGGCGTTCAGCCCGCCAGACTTCGCTTTGCCTTCTTTGCGTGTCCAAGCAGGCGTCTTGGCCATCAGATAAAACGTCCTTTGGTTTTGCCTTGGGTAGCGATACCATCACCACGCTTAGAAGCAGTTGATCCGCCTTTGGCCATCTTTTTAACCTTGCCGCCCTTTTTAAACTGCTTGGTATTCTCGCCACGGTCTGTAACTCCGAAGCGACCGCCCATAGCGGGGGCTTGTTCAGCTACCATAACTTCTTCTATCATCGGACGAGCACGCATACCGGATGCAGCAGCGCGCTTGGCGTCGAAGTCAGCCCTTTGCATAGCCGCAACTTCTGCGGCTGTCGCTGCGCGTCGAGCGGTCTTCTTCTGTGCCGCTCCAGCCATACGAGGCGCTATACCCGCCATAGGGCCAAGTGCCTTATTCATTGCACCGAGTCCCTTACCAAATATACCCTTACCCGTTACAGCGCCTGCGAACGGTGAAATATCTCCAAGCTTAATACCCATTATGCTGCGTCCTTCTGTGCGGGGACAACCATCGGATAGAGGATGTCTTGACCGTAGTTACCGATATATTCCTGTACGCCCATATGACCTAACGAGATTGATGGGTCGATCCAGACGTCGAAACCGAGTTCACGTGCACGGTCGCAGAAGAGGAAGTCTTCCCCCATGTAACCTTCTTCCGTAACTTGGAAATCAAACATCGCGGTAAGCGTGCGATCTGAGCGAGTGTCATAGTATCTCCATTCTGGATGGGCTTCAGCCATCTGCTCAAAGACTTCACGACGAACCAGCATAAAGGCAGTCGCCACGCGCTTCGCACGTACGAGGCCCATACCGTTCATGGTGAGTTCGCCATTTTCGTCATGGTCAAGCGTAGCGATGTAAGTTTTGGTTTCGCTGCGCGTACGGGGCACCGCAGCTACAATACCCTTCTTAGGGTCTGTACCCCACGCCATAAGGCGGAATACATCTTCTGGCTCGAAGTTAATGTCCGAGTCGATGAACATTAGGAAGTCGCAGTTCGACTCAAGCAGGTCTTGCGCCAGCAAGTTGCGCGCACGGGAGACAACAGAACAGCCGCAAATGCTGCCAATCTGAATATCAACCCCGTGCTGCGCAGCCTGTTGCGCGAAACGAGCAAGAGAAACAGCTAGCTTCAAGGATACCTTGAAGTCGTACGCTGGAAGAGCAATGAAGATGCTCTTACCAGCTAAGTCGTAGCTTTGTTCCTGTTGCATATATCACCCGTAAAAGGTTGTAGCGGTTACGTTTGCAGGCAAACCTACATAAATCCCGTTTTCCGCAAGGATGCCTTCGCCGGGAACGAGTATAGAGTACGCCGTAGGATTGTAGGTATCGGCTTCTAACAGCAAGGTCATATAAACCGTCACGTTACCTGTACCCGAGGCTGCCGTAGTAACCGTAAAGGTGGTGGCATTAGCAGTAAGCACCGTATACGAACCGTCCACAGCGGTACCACTAGTAAAATCTAGAAATACCCTATCACCGGCAACAAGATTATTTGCTACTGTGACGGTCAGCGTGGTTGAGGTGATGCTGTACGTACCTGCTTGCGGGTCGTTCTCCATAAAGAGGATCC